ATCGACAATAGGTCGCGCTAGGGTTAGTTCTGTAATATGAAGCAATTCAACACATTACAGAATTCACACTGCATGTCCCAAATCAGGGAATGCAGGTTGTACTTCGATAGAAGGAATTCTACCGAAGTACCTGGCCCCATCAGTAGTTATACTCGTGGGGCTCACTACTTGTACCTCAAGCAGGTACCAAGTTGTATGATTTTGCGGCGGACGGGTAACCGTACGTCACATATATTTTCAGAACTCATCCATGAGGGTGAGATCCGAATTGACCGCCTCACCTCAGATGGAGGTGAGTCAGATACAGAGGGAGTAGGTCAACCTACTTCCGATGATACACTGGATGACCGGACATATCCGGAGATCCAGTACGACGACCCGTGGAAAATATTCGCAGGGTGGTCTTATGCTACGGCGTACGAAATGCGTACGCCGCAGATCTTCGTTTGGGCGGGAGGATGCTCCCGTCTAACAGACAGACTCCAACCAGCATGGTTCGGGTCCGATAGGAAGAATACCTGTGAATTTACACAGGTATCCTCAGCTGATGAGCTGATGTATTTCATCAGTCGTCACACGTTCTTCGGGCACCGTATACAGGTGGCCCGAAGATCGGGAAAATCCCAACGTCCGCGGGATCCAATAAAGAATTTCGCGGAAACGCTCTGGAGAAGGTTAGGACACTTTCTCAGAGGAAGACACGATCCTCTCCTAAGTCGAGAGGAACGTGAAGAGCTTTTCGTCAAACCTGACGAATTGCGTTCAACACCAGAACGAGCCAAAAGGCTCGTTGAGGTTCTTAAAACCGTTGACGGACTATTCCTTCAACGGTTCCTTGCTTTTCCTGAGGAACAATGGTCCTGGGAGAAGTTTGACCTGTTTATTTTACAGGCAATCCAGATACTCATCACGGATGAGTTTCTGGACGGAGAACTCACGGCAAAAGCCATGGGTATCCAAACGGAGTACTCGAAGCTAAAGGCTTCGAGAAAACTCGTAAAGCTTGTCCTACACAAGGACAAGCCTACATTACATACAGCCGAACTCAAGGGGGTTCCCCGTTGGGTTCAGGACATGCTCGGTCCCGCATGGGATCGAGCGTGTAAGTTAATAGGTCAACAACGAATATACGTTGCTGGCCTTTTGTCCCAGACAAGGGGAGCTGGGACCCCACCTCCTTTGGTTGTATTGCAATCAAAGGAGAAATTCCTTAAGACTGTGACATCACAGCCTGAGGATCTTACACGCCCTCAGTATTTCATGATACTGAAAGCGTTAAATGATGTCATGGGAGAAATCCCAGGACACATATTTACAGGGCTCGATACGAAAGCTCGTATCGTAGTCACAGGCTCCGGGTGTTGGGAAAACACTCGGAGGGAAGGTGGAACTGCTGAAGCAATACTCCACCTCATGGCTAAGTGGGATTCTTGGCCCATTCCGATACGAAATCTCGATACCGGAATTATCACTGAATATAAGCATAAGCTTACATTCGGTAGTTTAGGCGAGGCAGTCTTTTGGGCTTGCCTCGACGATATTCTCATGAATCCTCCAGAGGATTCACGAAAAGTTTTCCTTACTCTGGTCAAAGAGCCAGGTAAGGCTAGGTCTGTTACCAAGGGACAGGCCTCTCTTAAGATCGTCTTAGATACGATCAATAAGATTTGTGCTTGGCCCCTTCGAAAGGGGGTCAAGTCATCAGAATCCGGGATGGGAAAATCCAATCACGGATGGAACCTTTTCCGAGACATGTTCTCGGAAGAGATGTACCCTGATATCTTCGATGAGGAAATCAGGGAAGACGAAGAATTCGTCGGTTACGTCGAACGTTTAATTACGTGGCGTAACGTATTCGCTTCTAGTACAGATTACCAAGAAGCGACGGACAAAATAGTCCATTCCGTTGCTAAGCTTATCGCTGAGCATTGGATGCTAAAGTGTGGGATTCCTCCCATACTTCGCGGAATCGTTCACTCGTCATGTTTTATGCCGAGGACGGTGTACTATAATGGCAGTGGTCATCTTAGTACCTATGGCACCCCTACAGACATCGGGGGCGTGTATACCGTGACATTACGTCGCGGTATACTTATGGGTGATCCCCTCACGAAGGTGATCCTCCATTTTACCAATATATTGGCTCGTAGAATCGGCACATCAGTTGCCGATGGTACGATATTCAGCCCGTTTGTCAACGCGGCTGAACTACAGGACCTTGCAGTAAGTGTATTGCAAGGCCCGTACCCTATTCATGGCCATGAGTCATGAATGGGATCGTCACGCACCGCTCCTATTGGAGCAAGGTTACG